GGCGTTTTTATATGGATTGTTCCACGTGGAACAAATGTTTTGCAGGAAAAGGAAAATGCATATGTTCCACGTGGAACATTTTGCGGAAAAGGCCTTTTAAAGCCCCCCAAGCTGTGTTATACTAAAACACAGCGGTGTAAGCAGAAAAAGCTGCCTTTAAAATCATAGTGTTGAATGTATACAGAAGACCGGAGGGAAAACCGTTGGGAAAAGTGATCGCAGTTGCCAATCAAAAAGGCGGGGTGGGAAAAACCACAACAGCCGTAAATCTGGCGTCCAGTGTTGCGGCGCAGGGCAAGCATGTTCTGATCGTTGACCTGGACCCGCAGGGCAATACTACCAGCGGCTTCGGCGTGACAAAGCGCAGCGTAGAAACCAGTGTGTATCAGCTTTTAACCGGGGAGGCACCGGCCTCTGCGGGCATTCAGCACACAAAATACCGTGTGGACCTGATTGCCTCCAATATCCAATTGTCCGGTGCAGGCCTGGAATTGGTAAATATGGAACGTCGGGAATCCCGTCTGCGGGAAGCCTTGACTCCGGTCCTGAATCAATACGATTTTATTTTTATCGACTGTCCCCCTTCCCTGGACCTGCTCACTCTCAACGGGCTGTGTGCCTGCGATACGGTATTGGTCCCCATTCAGTGTGAATTTTTTGCGCTGGAAGGGCTGTCGGAGCTGATGAACACCATCCGAAATGTCAAAAAGATGTATAACCCTTACATCGAGATAGAAGGCGTACTGCTGACGATGTACGACGGAAGGCTGAATTTGACGCTTCAGGTCGTGCAGGAAGTGAAAAAATACTTTGGTAATAAGGTTTATAAGACAACGATTCCACGCAATGTACGGCTTTCAGAAGCGCCCAGCTTCGGCGCGCCCATCAATTACTACGACGGCGCGTCCAAAGGTGCAGAAGCATACGCTTATCTTGCGGCGGAATTCATCAAAAACAATAAGAAAGGCGGTGCGTGACGCATGGCAAAAAAAGGAGGCCTCGGCAGAGGTCTTGACATCCTGTTTCAGGATACAGGCGCGGGCGGCGGCGATGAAGGCGTCAGCACGCTGCGTCTTGCGGAAATAGAGCCGGACAAAAATCAGCCGCGCAAAGCGTTTGACGATACGGCATTGTCCGAGCTTGCGGCCAGTATTACAGAGCACGGCGTTTTGCAGCCAATCGTGGTGCGTCCGTCCCCCGCAGGGGGATATATCATTGTAGCGGGCGAACGCCGCTGGCGTGCTGCGCGCCTGGCGGGCCTGACGGAGATCCCTGCATTGATCAAGGATATCTCGGACACACAGGCCATGGAGATTGCTCTCATTGAAAATCTTCAGCGCGAAGACCTGGACCCCGTGGAAGAGGCTTTGGGATACCGTCAGCTCATGGAACGGTGCAGCTATACGCAGGAAGCGGCCGCAGCACGGCTTTCCAAAAGCCGCAGCGCGGTGGCAAACAGTCTTCGCCTTCTGAACCTGCCGGAAAAAGCGCTGGGATATCTGCGCGCGGGCAAGCTGTCTGCCGGGCATGCGAAAGCTGTGCTCTCGCTGGAAAGCCGCGAAGCGCAGCAGCAGGCGGCAGACATCATCGTCAAAGAAGGGCTGAATGTACGCCAGGCAGAAGCGCTCTGCAAAAAAATGGCGAAAAAACCCCGTCCCAAGCGGGAACTCACCCTCCCTCCCCTGCCCTGTGAGGTGGAATTGAGCCTGAAAGAGGCTCTGGGTACTGAAGTACATGTGCAGTACAAAGAAGGCAAAGGCAGCCTGAATGTGAGTTTCTATTCCGACGAACAGCTTAGGGCGTTTGCGAATCTCTTGGGAAAATATGAAAAGGAGCGAAATCTATAATGCTGGATATCAAATTTGTACGGGAAAACCCCGAACTTGTAAAGGAAAATATCAAAAAGAAATTTCAGGACAGCAAGCTGCTGCTGGTGGATGAAGTGATCGCGCTGGATGCCGAATACCGCGCAGCCATTACCGAGGGCGATGGGCTGCGCGCACAGCGCAATAAGCTGTCCAAAAGCATTGGTGCGCTGATGGCACAAGGCAAAAAGGACGAAGCGGAAGCTGTGAAAAAGCAGGTCACCGAGCAGGCGGACCGCCTGAAAGAGTTGGAGATGCGTGAGGCGGAGCTTCAGGAGGAAGTACGCCAGCGGATGCTTGTCATCCCCAATATGCTGGACCCCAGTGTACCCATCGGCCGCGACGACAGCGAGAATGTGGAGGTACAGCGTTTTGGTGAGCCTGTTGTGCCGGATTTTGAAATCCCCTATCATACCGAGATCATGGAACGCTTTGGCGGTATCGACCTGGACAGCGCCCGCCGTGTGGCGGGCAATGGGTTCTATTACCTGCTTGGGGATATTGCCCGCCTGCATGAAGCCGTTCTGGCATATGCCCGGGATTTTATGATCGAAAAGGGCTTCACCTATGTCATTCCCCCGTTCATGATGCATGGCAGCGTGGTGCAGGGTGTAATGAGCTTTCCCGAAATGGACGCCATGATGTATAAGATCGAAGGCGAAGATCTGTATCTCATCGGCACGTCTGAACACACGATGATCGGCCGTTTTGTAGACCAGCTCATCCCTGAGGCCCAGCTTCCGCTGACGCTCACCAGCTATTCCCCCTGCTTCCGCAAGGAAAAAGGCGCTCACGGCTTGGAGGAGCGCGGCATTTACCGTATCCACCAGTTTGAAAAGCAGGAAATGATCGTGCTCTGCAAGCCGGAGGACAGCATGGCATGGTACGAAAAGCTGTGGCGCAACAGTGTGGAGCTGTTCCGCAGCCTGGATATCCCGGTGCGACAGCTGGAATGCTGCTCCGGGGACCTGGCGGATCTGAAGGTGAAGAGCTGCGACATCGAAGCGTGGAGCCCCCGCCAGCAGAAATATTTCGAGGTATGCAGCTGCTCAAATCTGGGCGACGCACAGAGCCGCCGCCTGAAGATCCGCATCAAAGGCGAGGACGGGAAAAACTATCTGCCGCATACGCTGAACAATACCTGTGTGGCTCCGCCCCGCATGCTCATCGCGTTTTTGGAAAACAATTTGCGTGCTGACGGCAGCGTGCGCATTCCCGAGGTGCTGCGTCCCTACATGGGTGGGAAGGCAGAATTGCAGAAAGCATAATTGGAAAATAATGGAAAATATCCCCGGCTTTTCCAATGTGAGCCGGGGATATTTGGATTTCCATGCTTTTTCACCTGCAAAAGACTCAGACAAAGAATTATTTTGTTTGCCTCTGGGAACACTGGAAAGGCGGAGCGGGGAAAAAGCCGGAATACTGCGGGAATTTCCGTGAAAAATGCTTGACAACAGGGAACCTTTTCTATATAATATCAGATGCACCACTTTTCTGTGGTTGTTTGTGGCGGTATAGCTCAGTTGGCTAGAGCATTCGGTTCATACCCGAAGTGTCACCGGTTCGAATCCAGTTACCGCTACCACATTACAGGGTTTTGCTGAAAGTTGCGGGGTACTTGCTGCAATCGCGGCGGGTGTGAGGCTTTGGCAATATTCAGCAAAATCCTGTATTATGGCCCGATGGTCAAGCGGTCAAGACATCGCCCTTTCACGGCGGTAACCCGGGTTCGATTCCCGGTCGGGTCACCATATGTATAGTACTTGCAGGATGCTTGATGGCCTGCAATATCTCATATTTGCGTGGAGCATATCACGTGTCTAAAAGAGAGCTGCCAATGTGCAGCTCTTTCTTTTATTATTTTACCTCATTGCATTCTTGTCCTCTTGCATCGTTGATGAACTGTATAAGTTTAACGGGATTTTAGCTGACAAAATCCTACTATTGTGATATACTATCCTCATAGCCGCGCTTCCCGCTTCGCGCGGTGTACGCTGCCCTCGTCCGTTATTCATGGGCGGGGCAGTATTCTTTTGTATGAAGCGTTGGGAAATCACATTTATACTGTTTGTCAATAGGAAATCAAAAAATTTACAAATTTTTGTATGTTTCTTGTTTACTTTTTTCAGCTACAGGCATATAATAATGATAAGAGAGCTGCCCAAACCGTTATACGTTCTTTTGGGGGCCAGGGCCGGAGGTTTCCTTCGGCCCTCTTATTTTTATTTTATAGGTGAGCGCAAAATGGAGCTAAAGGGGCCACTATCGTTTTCCCAACAGGTGAAACGATTACAGGAACATGGGATGTGCATATCCGATCCTAAGGACGCAGAGCGCAAATTATCAAAAATTAACTACTACCGCTTTACGGGATATGCGTTATCTCTTCGCGGGGATAGAGAGGGTAATCGATACGTTTCAGGTACCGATTTTGATATGGTATACCGTCTCTATCTCTTTGATGAAGAATTGAGAAACGCTCTTAAATTACCGTTAGAACGCGTAGAAATATTTGCACGCACGCAAATTTCATACTGGTTTTCTATGGCTAAAAATAAAAAGTCTCCGCATATGGCTCATTATAAAGAAGAGAATTTTTATAATAAAGAGCACTACAGGCAAGTGATGGACAGCATCAGCCGTGAAGAGCAACACCGAAACGGAGAGCTATTTGTACAGCATCACAAAGAAAAATATGAAGACAAAATGCCACTATGGGTAATCGTAGAATTACTGTCTTTTTCAAATTTATCAAAACTATACAATTCAATGTGGATTTCGGAAAAGGAATCGATTGCAATATCTATGGGAAATATCCACGAAGATACTCTCAAGAACCACTTACGTTGTTTATCGGAATTGCGTAATCGTTGTGCGCACGGTGCCAGATTGTACGGTAAAGATATACGTTATAGCCCTCCTGCTCAATTGACGTCGCAGTTTCTCATCAAAAATCGTGATATTTGCAATACAACTTTATTCGCATATATCATTGTCTTAATTCGAAGACAGCCATCCATAGAGTGTAAGCGTGAAACAGTTGAAATGCTTATTGATATTTTCAAAAGGTATGAAGAAATCATTTTAAAAAGCGAAATTGGTTTACCTGAGAGATATGAATATATACTTAATAGAGAGATAAAATAAAAAAAGCCCCCGGCCAGGAAAAATCCTGAACCGGGGGCTTTCGTCGTATATTATTCGGTTTTGCCAAGCTGCCTCATAGCCTGATTGATGCCCGTGGCCGCAAGGCCGGACACCGCGCCCACAGCTGCCGCCGTGATGGGGTCCGTTGCCGGGAACTCCGGCATGCCCGCATACAGAGCTACGACGCCCAGCACGAGGCCAGTGCCGCCGCAGATGACCGGTATGTACTTGTTGTCCAGCGGCGTGGTTTTCACGCCCGTACCGGCGAGATAGCACAGCACGGTGATGGCTGCTACGGTTCCAAGCCCAAATACAGAAATATCCATAAAATCAGTCCTCCTTGATGGGTAGCTTTTGCACCCGTGTATATAGTTCAGTGCCTGTCCCGTTACCGCCCAGCGCATGGTAGGCGCGGTACAGGTATTCGATGTTTTTCAGGCTATCCACGTCGATGTGGCCCTGTGCGATATAGTGTTTGCAGCCCTGGTACAGCCTGTCGTGCAGCAGTGCCAGATTTGCCTCTTTCATGGCATCCAGTGTTTTGAACTTCCCGCGCACCCATTTCCAGAGCGCCCCAAGCCCGCCCGCAACAATCCCCATTGCATAAGTAAGCCAATACTTTTGGATATGATCCCACACTGGCCTATACCCCCGCGACGTATGCCTTGATATTCGCAAGGCGCTTGTTTGCTTCATCCGCTCGTGCGTTTGCTACCTCAAGCTGCTTTTCCAGCTCCGCCGTATCTCCGCCCTGCGCCACGCAGGCCGCGAACGCGTCGCCCGGGGAAAGCGTCACAAGCTGGCAGCGGTCGGCCAGCACGGCGGCGTAACGCTGCACTCCCGCCACGAAGATGCGAACCCAGCTGTACCCGCCGGAGCTGCCCACCTCGGCCTGCACCGGGTAGCATGTCCCCTCAATCAGCTTGCCGCCGTTGTAGGACTTGTCCACCGCATTCACATCGGGCGCGGTGAACACCTCACATTTGCCGCTCGTCACTTTTAGAAATTTCATACCGTCGTCCTCCATCCCGTTGATTGCTGTACCATATGTGCCCACGGCGTTGGGGTGCCCGGTGTATGCGGTTGGGTCAAGCCCCGCCCCGGTGGTCGTGGCCCGCACCTCAAAATGGCAGTGTGCAAAGGGCGGGCTTGCCAGCGCCGCGTTGCCCGTGTTGCCCA